AGAAGTAGTAATGGTGACTGTGGGAGAACCATTAGTCGTACTGAAAGCATTGGTTTCAGTTGTTGTGGATTTAATCGGATGAATATCATAAAACACCCCTCCACTATATGCATATAAAATTCTGTTCGTACCAATGATAGAATATTTAGTTCCACTATTATTGATTAAATGATGTTGAGCTCGGGCCGCTCCAACCATAGTATCATCGCCGAGCTGTTCCCAACCTCCTATTTTTTCTGGAGTTCCATAACGAAAACGAACATTGGCTCCTCCTTGCCATTGAAATTCTCCGCCTGTTGGGGTAACTTGTTTATTGAATCCTGGTAAAAATCCTATCTTTTGTAACATAAAGTTCAAAATATACTAGATTTTATAATATATCAACATTTTTTAAAATAGGCTGGTAAACCAGGATGAGGTCTACCGTCCCAAAGATTGGGATTTTTTGAACTTTCTTGGTTATAATGCAGAAACACTTGCACACAAAAATTACCTAAAAAAGGCTCTCTCCAGTGTTCTAATTCACAACCATGATACAACAAAATATCTCCAGGTTTTAAATCAACTTTGACCTCTTTCTTATTTCTTTTAATATAAATAGGCCAGGGATCTCCACCTAGATTCAGAGTGCCTGATATCTCACAAGACATTCTATCCTTATGTCTTTTTAAAATATCTCCTTTTTTATAAATTCTTTGATAAGAATATGTTGGCACTAATTTTATTTTAATTTTTCTCTCTATCTCAGGTCTTAAAACTTGTAACAAAGTATCCATGGCTATATCTCCATAATGATTATAGGTCGCCGATACCTGGGAATCTCCAAACCCTCCTAAGATGGTTTCGTTAGGAGAGACGTATCGTGTCTCTTGCATAGTTGATAAGACTTTTCTTTTTAATAAAGAATACCCCATTAAAAAGGTCGCTGAATCAGGGGTTATGATATTTTTAAATAGTAGATATTTGTTTTTCTTAAAAGACATTTAATAAACTCCGTATGAAAAAATTATTCTTTATTGCCAACTTTATACCACGTTTTTCCTTTTATTCCAACTATATCAGAGATAATGAACTATTAAAAACGATAACAGTTTTTCTTTTTTTAGTTTTGTTGGGTTTTGATCTGTGTAAATAATAAGCTGGAAATGTGATAATATCTCCTTCTTTTGCATCAATATTCTTAAAATCTTTAAATTCAGTAATCATATCTTTGTTTGGTAATTCAAGAAAATAAACACTAGAAAAATTACAATTTGGATGGTTATGCCATTCGTGAGAGCTATTTGTAGAGTATTGTTGAAACCAATAATTACCAATCATAACTTTAACATGTTCGTTACCATAATTAACTTTCATAGATTCAAACCAAGGATTTAATAGTTTAGAAAAATAATCCCAATATTCTCTTGGAAATAAAGAATTAAAATACCAATCTGATTTACTTATATTATCACTTCCCTTAACTCTAGAAGACAAGTTAGGTATTGATTTAATTAAATCCAACAAAATTAATTTATGTTTTCGGTGATCTGGAATGGTAACTTTAGTTATCATATTTTTAGAAAACTATATCAGACATAATTAAAATTAATTACCATCCTGTATTTAGTGTCAGTGCTAGACATACCACAATGTTGAAGTTTACTATCAAACACAACTATTTGATTTTCTTCCGATTTAATTATTTTGTTATTCTTAAACAACGTATACCCATTGTTAGTGTTAACATAAAAGATAGCAGTTTTAGCACCCGGTGTTTCATTATCTATATGCCATCCTGTTTGATGAGGTTTTTCTGTGTAAGGTCTGAGATTAGCTTTAATTCTTATCAAAGCGTGTGGATTTAATTTTTTAAGAATTGGATTGAGTATATTAAAATAAACATTGCTACTAACATTATAGTTTATGTAAAAAGTATGGGTAAACTGAAAGTTTCTTAAGTATGATTTTTTATTCTCTTCCTTTCCGAATTTGAGTCTGTATGAAGGCAGCTTGTAAGTATTGGGAGTAATATCATGATTACAAAACCAAGGGAAAGCAGGGCTTTCTAGGGTTTGTTTAATAAGATTTAATTCTTCTTTTGTTATGTAATTTTTAATTACTTCCATGGGTCAAACTTTCTAAAAAACTCTTGTGACTTATCCACATACTTCTATCCTTAAGTCTTTGTTTTTGAAACTTCATCTTAGACTCACACCATTTCTTAAGCTCTTCTGGTAACATTTCGTATTCTTCTTTTATCTTTTGTTTATCAAAAAATCCTATTTCTTTTAATATTAAAGAATAGTTGTTAGGATAGAATAAACAGTATTTACTTTTAAAATCTATTTGCATAGGAAGTCGGTTTTTCCAAATAGCTAAATTTTTCTTTAAAGAGTCTGGCAGCTTTAGTTTCAACTCTTTCCAAAAAGGCGAGTCTTTTTTATCCACCATGTAATGAATAATTATATAATCTCTAACGTTCTCTATTAAATATTGAAAGTCTTCGTTATAGTCATCTATGATATGTTGATCATAGTTTAATAGCATGTGTATAAATAAAAAGCACTGGTTGATACCAAAACCAATTGATGTTGCTTCTAGCGGCTCTACAAAACTAGAACTCAAACCTAAAGCAATACAATTCCCTTGCCAAGGTTTATCTAAACTTCCTGCTTCAAATTTGATATTGGCAGCTAACTTAATTTTAAATCCTAAATAGTCTTCACATTCTTTTTGAGCTTCTTCAGCGGTGATATATCTATTATCAAAGACATATCCATTTCCCCATCTTCCTCGCACGGGAGTTCTCCACATCCATCCTGCCTTCATGGCTTTGGATAAAACATAGGGAGTATATTCATCCGTATCCGGGGTAGGAAAAGCAATCGCCTGATTCACAGGTAAATATTCTTTATAAGATTGCCACTTAGCCCCTAACTTAGAAATTAATAATCTTTTAAAACCTGTGCAATCAACAAAAAAATCAGACACGTGTTCTTGCTTGCCTTTCAGTTTTATAATTTTGTTATCTTTAACAATTATATCTTCAATCTCATCGTCAACAATTTCTATACCTCTCTCAGCACATTTTTTTAATAACCATTCGTTTAGTTTAAAAGTATTAAAATTAAATTGATTTGTAGGTACAGCTTGAAAATAAACTTTATTTTTTAGAGCGAAGCTGTCGGTGTATTCTTCTGATTTTAAATCATAAGCTATTGCGTAAGCCATGGCTATCGAATACTGACCTGCCTGCGTATCCGTCATAAGACTATTTAAATTATTAAAATAATCATGTTTCGTCCAATCTTTGAACAACACCCCATACTTAAAAGTTGCCCCGGTTTCTCTTAAACACTCAAGATAATTTAAACTACAGAACTGTAAAAAATAGTTCCAATGTTCTGTGGATGCCTCACCCACTCCTATAATACCTATCTTATCAGACTTAATGATCTTAACTTTCATAGTTGGGAATCTTGATTTAAGTATTAGGGCTGAAGTTAATCCAGCACTACCACCGCCAACTACACAAATAGATTTCATCATTTGAATGGCACTCCTAAGTTCCAAACCACCAGACTATATCTGGTCCCTTTAGTTATAGGCGTAATCCTGTGATAAATAAAAGAAGGAAAAACACTTATTGCACCTTTTTGTTTCGGGGCTTTATAAATTTTTAAAGTCATGTCCTCTTTTAACTCAGCTAGTTCTAAGTCTCCGCCTTCATAGTCATTAGGATCGGCCAACTGACAGGTGACTGATAGCTTTCTAATTTTACCTTTCCTATACCCTCCTTCAGGATAAGGATCTGAGAAACTATCTCTATGCCATCCATAAAACTGACCCTTCCTATACTTTGTAAATTGTATTTCTTCTGAGTAATCCCAATCAAAATTCCATTCGGCTCGTTGGTTTGCAGTGTTTATAAACGGAAGTATCTCTCTATGAATCCATGGTTCGTTTAACCAAACAATGTCTGACTTTCTTTTCTTTTTAACTTTTTTAAACTCGTCTTTTGATAAAGGATCTTTTGTAGGATCTCTATGATTGCCAACTATTCCTGTTATACCTTTTATGGATTTTTTCTTAGTAGAGAAGTCTATGACGTCCTTACAAAACTTGTCGCTGAGAGCCTCAGGAAAATGCCAAAAGGTGTGTTTTAAATTCATTATCTAGCTCTGTAAGTAATATTAATAAAAATGTTTGGATCTTCTGATAAATTTTCAGATATAAAATATCTTAATGTTGACGGCATTATGATGAACTTATTATTTTTTATAGGAACTTGATGTAATTTATTAATTCTTAAATGATCATCATATTCTATAACGATAGAAGAAGACTTTTCCGTAACGTCTACACAATAGATCATCGTGTAGTTTGATGAATCCAATAAGTGATTAAGATTTAAATTATTACGAGAATAAGATTGTTCTAAATGTTCTAAGATATTAACATAATAATCTTTTGGCTCTAAAACCAACCCTGCTTTAATTTTAAAAAAATCTCTTATATAATCTTCTACAAACCTTAACTCAGGTATATATCTCATTAGTTTATAATCTTTGTGCTCCCAAGTATTTTCAATAAAATGTTTTCTGTTATTTAAAACATATCCTTGAACAGCCTCTTTCTTAATTTTTTCTCTATCTATTTCGTACCCTTTAGGACTATCTATGGTTCCTGTGTAAATGGCCGTTTCTGATAATATTGTCTTTTTCATTTCTATAGTATATATACACGATATAAAGTTATAAGCAAATACATGAAATATAAGGTACATTACGACATATTATCTCCTGCCGAAAAAAGCATTTTGCTTAATATAGTTAAAACTAAAGTATATGATAGGGGTAAAGATTTCCCTGGTCTACAAAGTGATTCAGACTTGCATTTCAATGTAGCAACCCATCCATTATTAATAAAGCTAGAAAAACACATTCCAAAAAATTCAACTATCTCTAAATGTTGGGCAAACTACACAACAGGAAACTTTAAATCTTGGCACACCCATCCAGGTACATTTTCAATTGTCTACATGTTACAAAACAAATCAAAACTAGGGACGGTTTTAAAAAATGAAAAAGAAGAAATACAGACTATCTGCCCAGAAAACTCTTGTGTTATATTTGACAATTCTATTACTCATAGCTCTCCTTCGGCAGATTACAATTTAGACAGATATACATTAGCAATGGACTTTGAATGATTTTATTAGCCTCTTTTATTTTATGGTTAGTTTTAGTTTTAATTATCTACAATCATGTTGGTTGGAGAGAAATAAAAGACTCTTACTCCATGTGGAGGCACAAAAGTTATTGGAAAAAAAGATACAATGTTGTTGAAGCTATGGCTTGGTCGGGTAAGTTGTTTGTTATTCTCCCTGCTATATTTTTTCAAGTTGAAGTCTGGTGGGCCCACATTATAACATTAATGACTTCTTCTCTGTTAATATGGGTGAGTGAACAAAAACTTTTACCTACCCTGGTAGCGTTCAACACCTTATGGATATTTATAAGTTCTTTTGTTTTAATGCGATACTTTTTTAATTTATGATAGAATATAAACAAGTTATAGCTGACTACACACATCACAATAAGCTTCTTAATGAAATAGAGTTTTATGATTTTATGAATCATGGTTATGATCCTGTGTCTAACCTATTAGATAAAGACTTCATTATGAAAAGAGAAGCTTCTTTGTATCTAAAGCTTTTAGAAAACATAAATACTAATGATAAAAATATTTTAGATGTTGGGTGTGGTAGAGGGGGTGGCGTTGCTCTTTATAAAAAACACTTTAATTTTACTGAGGTATATGCCTGTGATCTCGTAGATGCTAATATTGATTATGCTAAATCAAAATTTAAGGACATAAAATTTAAATGTTGTAACGCAGAGAATCTAACGTATGAAAAAAATAAGTTTGATATTGTAACGAATGTAGAATCTATGTCTTTATATAAAGATAAAGAGAAATTTTTAAAAAATGTAGTTAGAGTATTAAAAAAAGATGGATTATTTATTTGTGCTGATTGTAGTTATAAATCATTAGAAACGATGTACAGAAACCAACATCTATTTAAATCCATAACCCCAGTAGATATTACACAGAATGTTGCACAAGCATGTTTAAAGAATATAGAAGAGTATTCCAAATGGAAAGATTGTGAAGCAAAAAAATTTACAATAGGTATGTTAACAGAAAAATATGAATTATATTCAACTAGAAAGGATGTTTTTAATATTTTTTATTGTGCACCAGGTGCAACTGCCACAACCCAAGCTTGAGCATCTTCATCCCAATCATGAGGACCAGCTGGTTTAACAACTGGAGGATCCCAGTTTAAACTTGAAACATTAAAATTCCATGAAGGATATGGTTTAGGTGGAATAAAAGCATCGTGTTCTGTGCTGTAAGTACCGCCTATTTGCGCACCTCTTTTTCTTATAGAGGAATCAGCACCCGATACTCCATCTGTTTTGTATTCTTTCCAATAAGGCCATTTATGGACCTTGCTTAAATATGTAATTCCTTTTGCTTCAGATCTTCCGTTATCATCTGTGCAATCTGCTTCACTAACCGTGTGAAGTCCTAGGACATTATTATTGGAATCTAATTTTGCAAAATAAGCCATAATTATCCTGCGTAAGTCCCATCCGATGTAAAGGTATGAATTGTATCTGATCCACTTGTTGTAACTGTTCCACTTGTTGTGGATGAACTTGCAGTTAATCTTCTGATAATAACAATTCCGCTGCCGCCAACTATTCCTGGGTTTCCTGCTCCTTGTCCGTTACCTCCGTCACCTTCTCCGTTTGTTCCGGCTGATCCTGGGCCTGGTTGTCCAGTACCACCTGTAGCGTAAGTGACCGGAGAGGCTGAAATTGAAAATGCTGTTCCTGATCCGCCCGAACCTCCTGTAGTAGAACCTCCGCCGCTACCATTTCCGCCAGCGCCGCCGCCTCCACCTCCACCTGTATTTCCTACAGGCGAGTGATTTGGGTCTCCGTTACCTCCGTCATTTCCTTGTGGTGGTGATGTAGGGGGTGTATCTCCGTTACCGCCGCCGTGGCCTCCGCCACCGCCGCCTCCGCCAGATCCGCCAGATCCTCCGCCTCGTACACTTCCGCCACCGCCTCCGGCTGAAGTTATAGTACTGAAAACAGAATTTCCACCAGTTCCTCCTCCAGAGTCAGCGACTCCAGGACCAACTGGTCCACCAGCTCCGACAGTTATCGGGTAATCAGTTAAAGTAAAAACGGGAAAATCCTTTGAATCTGTTTTTCTAAAACCACCACCTCCGCCGCCACCGGATTGATAGTTTCCTGGTTCTCCATAACCAGCGCCACCGCCTCCAGCAACAACTAAATATTGAACATTGTATTCTACCGGTGAAGCTCCTCCAGAACCAAATCCTAAAACTTGGTATCCAAAAGATTTTTTTCTTGGTGACATTTTGTTATTTTTTTTAGGGTTACCTTCCCATGGAAAAGTATTAAACTCTTCATCTCTCATTCTATATCTCCTTCTATGCGTCGTTCGCAGCGTCAGTAGTAAAGAATAATTTAATTCCTAGCAATCTTGCATCGCCAGTAAAAGTATCACTGCCATCTGCTGCGTCTCTGTAAATTTGAAAAAATGTATAATCATTATCCGCTGGAGATCCTGCAATTGTTATTGCACTACTTTCACCAGTAACTTGTACATCTTCAACAGTTCCAATTCCAGCGTCTGTGACTTCTTGAGCTGTTCCAAAAGCTACGTCCGCAGTATCACTATCACTGCAACTCACACCTTGAACACCAAAAATACAGTTTCCTGTGTTTGTAGTACTTGGACTCCACCACGCTTGAAATGTAACGGTTCCTAAATCCCATGATTTTGGCATCGCAATAGCAAACTGTGCATATTCCGCTGTACTTGGATCAAAATCTAAAACTTTTAAATCTGGTCTTGTTGCTGTAGTTTCAACTTGTTGTGCGTCAGCACCGTTTGTTTCACTACCATACATCGCAGAAGCGGGAACAAAAATAGTTTCTTTACCTGCAATTTTAATTGCACCAGTTGCATCAGCTCCGTCAACCGCTTTAGCAACTCCTGTTCCATTTGGAGCAATTGTAATATCTCCATTGGCTGCGTCTGTTATTGTAATCGTTCCTGAACTGGAACCTTCATTCGTTGATAAAATTAAATCGTAAGCACCCTTAGAAGTAATCGTTGCATGTGCTGCTGTGGTACCTACTGTAATAACTCCCGTTCCTGCGGGTCTTAAGTTAAGATTAACATTCGATTCTCCATTGGCAGCAATAATTGGGCCTGCAGTTCCTGTTGCGGCATTCGTAATTTTAACTTCATTAACAGCTGAACTCACAACACCAAATGTTATTAATTCATTGGCATTACTATCAGCGATGTATTGACCATCAGTAAAACTAATAGCAACATCTTTTGATGCATCAATAATATCTGTTCCATTGTGATAACAGAATGTTGTTACTGGTGCGCTTGATTTATTTTGAGGAAGAGCTCTTAAAACTACTCCAGTTTGTGAAGTAACTTTAAAAGTTAATGAATAATTCGATCCACTTCTATTTGTTTTATCAACAACTAAATAACCTTTTTCAATATTAGCTGCTGGTGAACCTGCTTGTGCTGGAACGTTAACAGTTCTATTTGCTGCTAATGTTCCTGTAAATTCTAAAATATAATTTCTTGCATTGGAGCTAGATCCACTTGACATAGCAAGTGTAACGTCAGCTGATGCTACATCAATTGAAATGTATCCCCATGTTTCTGCAATTAAATCTAAATTGGTATTAGTTTTAGTACCCCATGTACCGGCATTTTCACCCGTTGCCTGTAATTCAATACCTAAATTATTATATGTCGAAGCCATTTATTTTTTTCTCCTATGGTGCCGTTACGTCTGTATACGTCACATTTGATCCTGTGTCAATATCCGCATAACCAAAAATTCCGCCCCCGCTAGATGTTGTTAAATCAGCTACAGAAGCAGTTGCTGACACACCAGTTAGTCCCATTTGCATTTCAGTTGGACTAATTGAGCCCACACTAGCTGTTGAAGATAGTCCTGTCAAGCCAATACTCATGGCCGCAGGTGTAATAGAACCTACACTAACAGTCGCAGAAACTCCCGTAACATCAATTAATTCAATAGATGTAATTGTAAGATCTCCCACCGATGTTGTTGCTTCAACACCATCAGGAAAACAAATCCATGTAAAACCAAGTGACCCCACTGAAGCGGTAACTGCTTGGCCACCTAAACCTTGAACATGATCTGCACCATTATTAATGGATAAAGAACCTAAAGAAGCTGTTGAACTAACTCCGGTCGGAGTTTGAGTACTGGATCTAGTTTCAGTAACCGTACCTAAAGAAGCAGTTGCTGAAACTCCTGTTGGAAGTTCACTAATGGCATAATCAATAGTATATGATTCCCATGCTCCATGACCCCATGCATTATATCCCCAGCCCTCGGGGCCTATGCTCATGGTCATTCCTAAACCAGTTAAAGTTGCTCCTGGTGAATTTCCCCATCCTTGGTCACCCCAGGCTAAACGGCCCCAACCTTCTGTAATAAGATTAGTATCTCCCCAGTCTGCTCTACCCCAGGCATATCTTCCCCATCCGTCTGCATTACCTACATAACCAGAGTCGCCGAATAAAACGGAGCCGCCAGCGTTAAAAGAGCCTTCGCCCCACGCAGAGCCTTTGCCCCATGTTGATGGATTAACGGTTGCCGAAACACCCGAGACCGAAAATATCTGATCAGCCATAAGGATTTACCTCCTTATGCTATTCTCAGTATAGCGTCCGAAGCGTCAGCTGTTGGAAATTGAATTGTGAAAGTTCCGCTAGAAACTGTTTTATCTCCACCGAAAGCAATGGCACAGACAGAATCAGTTGTTGAGGATCCTGTTCCAGTTGTTGTGTTATAAATTAAACACCCATTGGCAGTAAAAGAAGCACTTGTCCACGATACATCTGAAAAATCACAATACGCTGTCGTTCCACTTGACGTTGGAGTAACACTTGTTAGCGATGCTCCTCCAGCCGTGTAAGCTGTTCCAGATGTGTTGGTAATTTCATTAGATGTAGAATAGGCAGTTGTGCTCGCTCCAAGAGTTGCAGAACTTGTAAACAATGCAATTTTGAATGTATCACCAGTAGAAGCTGTGAAATTGTGTTCGCCTTTCAAAAGCTCTACTTTGAATGATGTACAAACTGCTGATGTTATAGCCATAATTTACTCCTTGTTATTGAGGTGGAGACTCGATAGGTATACGAACTGTTCCATCCGTATAATCGTCTCTTCGTCTTCTACCTATTTGCATTGCTGCAAATTTCTCTATCTCCTGTTTATACTTGTTTTCGTAAAGTGTCAACATGTCTATTGGACCTTTTAAGAAGCCATAAGTTTCTGCCAAACAACAGTATAATAGGCCTTGAGGGAAGTTTAAACTAATATAATTAGTACCTTCTCCCTCTAATACCGACTGCACTATATTAAAATGAATCTGAAAAGCATATGTAGCATCTGGTGTTGGAGCTAACATAAACTTACCTGAAGTCGTATCACTTAATCCAGTAGCTCCCCCAAAATGGGCATAATATTTAGGAGTCCCTTTACTAGTATTTGCTGGGATATATTCATTTAAAAATGTCTGATCTCTTCTTAAGAGCCACGTGTTATCACCGGTAATTGTGCCATCGGTTGCTGTATAAACTTGAATCCCTCTAATAAATAAACATCCAGCAGGGCAGTTATATGTTTGTTGTCCCACAATTAAAGATGCACTTTGTTGTTTACGATCGGCATCAATTGGCACATCATACATAATTCTTTGCTGTGCATTTATAATAATATTTTCTAATATAGCATCCGTAAGAACCGTATCACTTACTTCAGTGTAATTCTTAATCATTGTTTTTAATGTTGATGCGGTTATTCCTGACATTATTTAATAACCTCCACACAAACTGGACAGCTTTTTCTGAATCTCTTATGACTATTACAATGTTCTGGTTTTGGTTGAGATTCTATAATCTCAACTTCTTTTTTACCAAACAATTTCTTAAATAAATTTTTTATATATTTTATCATTAGGGTCTCATATTCACTGGTCCACCAAAAGCAAAAAATCCACCACCGGTTTCTGCGCTTGATGCATTGTTTTTTAAACTAAACGTAAAACTGTTGCTTACTGTAACAGATCCTGGTGGAGAAGCAATCGTTTCAGTAGTTGTTTGTCTTGTAATTTTATAAGATCCATATACTTTAGCCCCTGAACTATGGGCTGCTGCCGTTGTTGATTCCGGAGTGGCTCCATTAATTGTTGCTGCGGTTCCTCTTGTTAATCCTGAAAGAGTATTGGATCCCGTAGTGTTTGTTGTATAATAAATAGTTTCACTCACATCATTTCCATCAGAATCAAAAAGTTGAATACAAATGTATCCTGGTGCCACAAATTGAGAAGAATCGGCTAATACTAAACTTGTTGCACTGGCACTTATCGCTCCGTTTAAAGTAGTAGTTAATTCAAAAGTTGCTTTAGCTACTCCACCTACTGCATTATCTAAATTTTGAAATCTAATATAATCATCCGTAGACCAAGGTTGATCCTTACATTTAACTGTAACTGAAGTGCTACTTGCAGTCGTCGTGATAGGATTATTATCTAAAACAACCGGAGTTGCGAAAGCTTTACGTGAAGGTTTTGCATGTTGTAATCCTTGAGGATCTCCAATAATCGGTTTAGGTTGTAATTGCGGTTGCTTGGGTTCATATTCAGAACTGTGCACCCACATACCCGTCCATTCTTTTACCATTTCTCTATAAGGAAATGCTAGACCGGATCGATCCGAAATCATTAAGGAATATTTACCTTTTGAATAAGAGGTCATTATGTAATTGCTGGATAATAAGCCTTCGGTGTAATATAAGTACTTGTTGCTGATCCATCCTCTGCTAAAGCTCTTGCTAATTCATCTTCATAATAAAGTTTCATTTCTTGTGAACGCTGTGGAGCAAATTTTTGACTTAAATAAAAAGCTAATCCTGCAGTCATACAAGGAACAAAACGATAAGGAACTTGAGATGCGTTAGTAAATACTCCTGCATCTTCAATTCTTTTTGTAAAGAAAATATGTAGTTTATTTGTTGATCCAGCTGCAGATGC